ATGTACCGTTCATCAAAAAATCTCTAGTAACTTCATTTCTATGAATGTCGTCTTTTAAATCATCCAAAAAATTGTATTCTTCAAAGATAACTAAAAGGTTAGCAAGTGTTTGTGGGTTAGTCTCTGTATTTCTTTTTCTAACTTTACCTAGTTTTCCATTCTCAGAAGGATCATATGCTGCACCCTTTCTTGAGATAAATGTACTAAACCCATAAGTGTTATCATGCACATCTTCTATAAGATTACGGTCCTGTATAAAATGGACTTTGTAAAATGCAATATTTTGCTTACTAGGACAATTAGTTACTGCTTGAAGCATTGTATCAATGTCTTCTTGTGGAATTTTTTTAGTCAAATCCCAATTTCTTTGGGTATGTTGACTTCTAATAACAGCCTTTTCAACTTCTTTATGAGTATGAGATTGTAACATTAATATGTCCTACGATGTATAGTTTTCGTCTTTTTTGAATTCGATAATAACAAATCCAGATGTACCAAAAGTAGTTATTTGATGGTCACTAGAAGTTGCGGTTGTGTTCGCAGCAGTGCCGGGGATAACACCAGCAGAACCATCATAGTGTCCAGTTCCGGCAAGTCTAATCTGTACAATATCTGTTCCAGAAGATACTTCTTGAATTTCTACATGACCAGTATCATCATCAGCACTACCTTGAGTCAATGCCCACCAAATTCTGGCAATGTGTAGTTTTGCACCGTTCGCATGTCCATCTAATGTGCTTCCGTCTAAAATAGCACCATCGGCTGCAGCATCATCTTCAATATCAACCTTAAGCGTAACTGTACCGCCAGCGCCCGGCGCATTAACAACGGTATCTCTGAGTACTCTTGCAACAATAGCCATTCTTATCCCCTAGATCGCTAACATTTCTTTTTCGAAATATCCAAGAAGTTCCCTCTCAGGAACTTTATATTTCTTAGATACATCTGTAATTGTTCTTTCGAAACTATTTAGGAAATCTGAAGGTTTCGCATCCATTTTTTTGAATAAATCGTCCACTGCGTCTTTCATTTTGGGTGAAAGGCGTTTATATTGCTGTGATTTCCTGTGTTCATCTTTCTCTACAACTGTAGATTCATAGATTTCCTCAATCCTCTTCATTTCCATCTGCTTCCTTATTCTGATATTTGACAAATGTGTTAGCAAGTTCTCTACGTTTAACCTCTAAAGCATCACCGACCCTAGTGGCCATTGTGATACTAAATGCTTTCTCTGCTTCGATATTGTTGTTATCTACAAGAGCATCTACAAATTCCTTACTCATTACTTATCTCCTTTATCAAATTTTTGATCATCATTTGGTTTACCATCTTGTTCTGGTTCCTCATAGTCTGGCATTTGATCCGGTGAAATAACTCCACCATCGCCATCCTGTGGATATCTTGTGATACCATCACCACCATCTGGCATATCAATACCACCATCCAATGGATCAGTATCAAGCTCTTTCTTCATCTGAGCTCGCATTTCTTGGATTTCAGCATCAGTCATATTCAGAACTTTCTTCAATACATATTCCTTACTGAAAAATGTTCCAATGTAGGACTGAATACCGTCAAGTGTCTGAATACGGTCATTAAGAAGTTCTGCATCCTTCAACTCTGCAAAGTGACCATCTTCCATAAAGTCATACTGAATATGCTCTTGCATACGAGGCCAATCTTCTGGCGCAATTATTCCTTTAAGGAGTAAGTTAGTCTTGAGCAGGTCAGTGAATAGGGGGGTAAATTTCTTACGAATACGTTGTACGAACTTAGTGAACTTGAGTTCGTCTCTGGTAATTTCTGATGCTCGTCCCATACTGAATCCGTTTTCGGCTTCAAGTCTTGAAATCGGCACGTTAAGTGAACGGTATAGTTTTCGTTGGAAGTATACGATGTCATCTATTTCCCCAAGATTAGCAGCGCCGGGTAGTGTACTAATCTCTGTACCTCTACCACCCTCACGCCGAGGCAACCAGAAATCTTCAAGCATTGACATATGATTTCGGTCATCTCGAATTTCTCCCGTAGTTGCATCGTAAACTAACTTGTTACGATAACGGTTCATCACATCTTTTAGATATTGTTCTGCTTTGATTTTTGGTAGATTACCAACATCAATGTAAAAAACTCTACGCTCAGGCGCACGGGAGATACGATAGATAACAATCGCATCTTCAATCATACGCAACTGATTAACTGGTTTGATTGCTTTATGTAGATAGGAGATAACTCGACCTGAGTTATTATCAAGTAGTCCTGATGGAACATACACTATCGAATCAGCAGCAATCTTAATTCCCTGATCATTACCCTGTGAACCAGATGCTGCAAAACCTTTATCACTGTAGATATAATACTCATCTACTTTAGTGATCATCTCAATACCATTGACACTTGGATCGGGGTCTTTTTTTGTTTCACGAACCTTACGGATTTTACTTGGGTCAATAAATCTAAGCTGTGTTAGACCCTTTTGGGGGTCTTTGTTATCAATAACTTTGTGATAAAACATTCTTCCGTCAATATACCACCGGCGAAAAATGTCATGACCCTTCTCATTAAAATTGAGAAGACGCAAGACCTCCATAAACTCTACTCTAATACGATTTTTAATTTTATCGTTATAAGGTAAGTTGGTTAGGTCTATGTTAACTGGAATATCATTTAAATTTGAAATGATACCTTCATTCACGATATCTTCAATCGCAGCATCACACTCCGATTGCATAGAAATATCTCTATAACGACGAATAAGGTCAAGCTCGTTGCGTTCCCGACCATCTGTATCTAGTACAGATGAAAAGAATCCACCGCCTGCAATCTCAATTGCGCCGTCATCAGAAGTGGGGTCCGTGAAAGTTTTCTCACGAGACCCCGCATCCTTTTGTGCTTTTTGTATTGAAAAGCCGAATAATTCTGCCATAATCTTTTTATCTCCTACTGTCTATTTAGTAGGTTCAAATTAGAAGTTTACGCCAGAAGCTTCAAAGTGTTGATATCTCCAAGAAACTGAAAATTCTTCAATTGCACTTTCAGTCTCCATACTCAGTTCAATTGCAGAACCACTTGTCGTTGGCCAACAGTTACGAAGAATATATGTCTTCAGAACTGTTTCGTCACGATCCAACTGTTCAACAGTTAAGTCTGTCTGATAGTCAGAAGGTGATACAACACCAGTATTAAGAGCAAAATCATTGATACCATTTGACCAAAGTTCAATTGCATTCTTAATACCAAAGTCCGTATCATTAATGAATGTAGTTTCCCACGCCTCTACTGGTGTCTGATCCCCTGCCATGTAGATAGTACGACCACGGAATTTCAATTCAATTTCACCAATAGTTCGAGTTGGTAAAGTTGCAGCCTTTACAAGAAACGAAGTTCTACGAGTATCAAGACCAATTGCGATACCTGATGGTGGAGTAATAGTTACCCTAAATTGGTTGGCTCTTGCACCACCACCGATTAAGCTTGCTTTAAAGTCATCTATATTAGCCATGATTAACCTCCTACCTCACTAAACGCAACACCAGTTCGAACGGCGATGAAGTTTAGTGTAATAAAGTTGATTGACCTTGCTGGTTTGATGTAGATGTCACCAATAAACTCGTTACGGTCAATGACCTCACCAGTGTTATTAGTTGTGTCACAAACTACCTTAAAGTCGAAAATACCTCTACGACCCTGCACATCCCGCAAGAAAGGTTCTACTAGATTACGGAACTGCGCCCTTGTGAATTCATCGTTGAACTCAAAGAGTTGGAACTTAGCAGCAGTGGCAATTGCCTTTTCAAGAACAAGGAACAGTCGGCGCACGTTAATGCGGTCAAATGCACTTGGTTTGGAAAGAGCAGTCTTATCACCAAAGAGTGTAACACCCTGACCGGGGAAATCAACCACTGGGTTAACCCGAGCCTTATAGAGAATGTCACGATCTGCTTTCTGTGGGTTATAAGAAAGTTTAATTGCACTACGAACACCACCACGATTGTAACCCGCTGGTGAGAACCAAGGATCAGCAACAGCATCTGTATTTGCACAAAGACCAGCAGTATCACCGTTCAAAGGAACATGACGATATACATCGTTGTACTTATCATACATGTACTTGTATCCACTATCGAATACCATGTAAGAAGACGATGGGCATTTGTCAAAGGCATGTCTCACATTAACTGTCTGAGTGACGGATGATGTAACACCAACTGTTGCACCACGATAAGGAGATACGAAACCAACGCAATCTCTACGAAGTTCACAAAGATCAGTGATCATTGTAACGTGTGTATCCTGACCAGCTTCTGTATCTGCAACAGCAGAACTTGGACCACCCATAACTAGGTTGATGTCAAGATTTTCTGTGTCAGCAAACTTGTCATAAGCAAGTTCCATTTCACCAGCAGTAACGGAGTAATCATCCGTTCCACCAGTTAGTGTATCAACTGCAACTCCACTTACTAGTGTATAGTCCGTACCTGTGGCAATGTCTGTACCCCAGTTAGTACCAGCAGAAAGATGGTCTGTCCAGTAAATAAATCCAGAACCACGGAAGATAACATCTGGGTAGTAGTTATTTCCACCCTGTGTTGTCTTCGCTGCTGAGTTCTTAGACATTGCCGGAAAAACTTCAATTATTGACGCTGTGCGTTGACCTTTAACATCAACAGAAAAACCAGTAATATCACCAGTTTTATCATAAACTGCAACATGCAATTCATCTAATTCACCACGACCGTTTGCAGTTGACCAATCAGATGTACCGGGGGCACCATTAAATAGGTCACTGAAACGCCAGCGACGACGAATATATGAATTATCAGGAATGATTGTCTGAAGTCCAGCACCGGCCGGGTCATCAAGACGACGAATGGTCAGAGTTTCACCCGAAACTGCTGTAACTTCATATTCTACATTACCCGATTCTACAGGGGAAAAATTGTCGAATGCAAGAACAACATTATCTGCAACTGTAATTGGTTTGTCGAGGATAAGAGCAGTCTGCGAAGTAACTGTTTCAATCCTAACGAGTTCATTACCATCAGAGATGCCTGGACCAACAACACGTTGGCCAACCGCAGCTGTACCAGAGTTAGCATCAACCGTAAGGTTTTTGGTTGCAACCGTAATTGCACCATCAACAACAGCAGTAACAGAGTTGTTTGTATGGAACTTGATAATGTCCCCGATTATAATTGACGCATCTGTTGCATTTTGGTCATCAACTGTAATGGTAAGATCACCAATCGCACCAGCACCATTAACTAGGTTAAGTGTACCCAAATCCTGAGCAAATGCTCGGGCGCTAGGACAGATATCCACACCGATTGAGTTACCAAGAGTACCAGCGGTACGAGCAGCCCACTCACCGTGAGAACCCTGTCCTGTTGAGAAACTGGCTTCATAATGGTCATCGTCACGAATGAGAATACCACTGTTTGCACCAGCGTTTAATATTGCTGATTCTGCACGAACCACCCTGAGTGCGTCACCATACTGCAAGAAGTTTGCAGCGGTGAACCAAAACTCAAAATTTGAACTGTTTGGCTTACCAAATGTCTGTAGTAACTGTTCTTCCGAACTAATCGCAGTAACCGAACTCACTGGACCTTTTTGAAAAGGACCGGCGATGGCACCGATAGACGTAGATACAGCTGGAACAACATTAGTAAGATCAATTTCCCGTACATGAACGCCGGGTGAAACTAGAAATCCCATGTCTTTACTCCTAACTTAAAGAGAGTTATTTGTTATACAGATATTTATAAAAACCCTCTTTTACAAAACTCGTTTTTATAAGTGTTATATCATATAAATAGAATCATGAATGAACATTATGAAAAATACAAAGACACTATCAAGAAAGTTTCACGGAGAAATTACCAGAAACGAGTATATCTCCTAAACGAATTTCTCACAGATAAATCATGTGTTCACTGTGGTGAGGCAGAACATGTGTGTCTCAAATTCTGGCCTTATGATGCAGAGATACGCAAAGTATCCAAAAGAGTTGGAACCAGTGATGACAGTCGTAAAGAGGTATTTCACCTAATTGATCAGTCTGTCATTCTATGTTACAACTGTTATATCAAGAAACATCATGACCTAATTGAGTTTATTTAGTATTTACAGGTCTGTAATGTAAGGGGTCCAATCAAAATCATTGAAATTATTTTGATTAATAATAGTACCCTCACTAGTTATGGCCAAAACATTTGGTGGTTTCTTGTTTAATATTCTAAATAGACTTACATTTTTACCCATTTGGTATGATAAAGATTTGTCCTTTGTAATATTAGAGATAAAATCTCTAACAGGCATTTTACATTTTAAATAATATTTTTGGCTTGGTGCTAAATCATTATATCCATCATTTCTATGCCACACACGGGGGTCACCCCAACCTTCATGTGTAAGATCATAATATACCATATCTTCTGAAATTACATGATTACATACCCACTTTTCAATTGATTCATTTGTGTAGAACGGCATGTAATTATCATTATCCAAATACTCTCCATTAAAATTATTGACCAGTCTCCATGTATGCATTAAACTATAATATCTTCGTTTAGTATTCCAACACTCAAACAAGTCTTCTGGAAGGTTTCCTCTACTGAATAAAGTCCCCTTAGCACCAAATAGAGGATCACACTCAGACGCAGCACACAATATATGTTTATCTGGTTGTGCTATACTATAAAAATTACTAGCCAGATGTGTCCATGTATAGTCTATCCTACCCTTAACTAGTTTTTCAAATATCTCTGGAGATTCGGGTTTACCACCCATAATTACATGTAATTGTTTTTCTAATCCTAACTCATTAAACGCAAGTAGAGCTGCGGTACTATCTAAACCACCAGACCAAAATAAATCTATAGTCTTACCCTTATCTGCTATGTTTTTAGCACTTTCAAACATACAATCTGCAAAATTTGTTTTGGGGTATTCTTGAAAAGGAACCCATTTAATTAATGAATTGGTATTAAAGATAGATTTATTTTCTCCCTTTCTGTCTATTATACCAGTTAAATTCTCGTAATCATAGGGATTAAACCCACTTTTCCACAGATATTTTCTCTCTTGTTCAATAGAATAATCCCATTCTTGAATAAAAAGTGGATGATTGTGTCCCAACCATTCTGTTATATTGTCTCTAAAATTGCCTGTCCAGCAAACAAGTTTTTTTTTATTAATCATCTACCAACTTCCAGAACTGTCTCGTATAACTGTGGAAACACGGGTTCCGTATTCGTCTACTACTACTCCAATATTCTCATCCTCAAGTCCATTTACTATGAAACCAAAAGGTGCCATATCCTGTTCTAAAGCATCCTGTTGTTCAGACATCATCGTTTTACGAATGTCGCTATCAGTTAATTCTTTGAAATACTGTTGGTCTGTGACCCATGCAAATATAAAGAGACATGCAACAAGGTCATCATTACATCCATCATCAGCTTCAAATGATGCGCCCTTAACAATAAAGGTTGACAATTCATTAATACATTCGTAGTCCTCAATAATAAGTTTATTATCCTCAACCAACTGTTTGAGGTTTGAACAGCCAATCTTCTTTGTCGCTTTTGTAGTTCTTACCCCCAACTGCGCTCGACCACCACTGAAGCCCCCTCCAAGGACTTGTCCCGCACGGCCACGCATACTAGCCATAATAAGGTTGTCATACTCCAAGTCAAATTGCATAGCGTTAGCAACCTGTTCTCCAATGTCATTAACCTCAATCAATACAAATGCTTGATTGTATGCTCGTGCAGTGTCATAGATTTTAGATGGGAATATGAGAGGTTTGATTTCATTGTCTCTAAACTTTGCAACTACCCGATACGGTATTTCACTCACATCCACAACCACAAATGCTGAGTAATCGTTTGATGTTCCCCGTGAAACATCAGCAGTGAGAAGGTATGTGTGATCAGGTTGTGGCAGGACATGGACATCAAGACCCCCACTTGACTGTTTTGGTGATCGATATGTTAACTGTTTAAGTTTATGTGGTGCAATCAGAGTATCAATAGAACCAAGAAACTCACATTCAAACTCTGTATTGAACTGAGCCTGAGAGGTGTTCTTGATTGTTTCTTCTTTCCACTTCTCATCTCTACCGGGAACCTCGCTCCAATGAACCTCAATAGGAATATAGGTGTTACGACCTTCCTCTGCATCCACCCATAATTTATAGAACATGTTCATACCATGTGGGGTGGAAACGATCATTACCTTGGTTGTCTTACCAGATGAAATTGTAGGATATACTGAACTGAAGAACTGCTCTGCTACATTAGACGGGACATAAGCAAACTCATCAAGAAATATAATATTATAAGAACCACCACGAACGGCGCTAGCAGAAGTAGAACTTGC